GTACGATGACGACGTAGGCGTGAACACGCAAGGCGTGGGCGCTACCGAGGAGAACATAGGCCGGAACTTCTTCACCGAGATATATCCCAAGTATGTGGCGCGGGCCTCAGAGAAAGTCAAGGGCTTCGCCAACATGCCTGAGGACCTACAGAACGCTGTACTCTCCGCCGTCTACCGTGGCGACCTTGGCCCTAAAACTGCCAAGCTCCTGAGCAAAGGCGAGTTCAAGGCAGCCGCCAAGGAATACCTGAACCACAAGGAATACAGGGAGCGCAAGAAGAAGAACCCAGAAGATGGGGTCGTTAAGCGCATGGAACGCAACCGAGACGCTATGCTGAAGTACGCAGGCGAGAAGTAAGGAGAGCGCATGGCATCGCTGGACATCAACCTGCTCCCGTGGCAGGAGGAAGTGATACAAAGTGATGCCCGATTCAAGGTAATTGCTGCGGGGCGTCGTTGTGGTAAAACCCACTTCGCCGCTGTCACGCTTATCCTAGCTGCCCTCAACGGCAAGCCGGGTGGGGTCATGTACGTCGGTCCGACGCAGGGGCTGGCAAGAGACCTCATGTGGGATAAGCTGTTTGAACTGGCGGGAGACATCATCGAATCTTCCAACGTAAACAACCTTGAGGTCGTACTCGCGGGGGGCAACAAGATCGCGCTGAAAGGAAGCGACCGCCCCGACACGCTCCGAGGATACAGCCTCAAGCATCTGGTCTTGGATGAGTTTGCGTTCCACAAGGAAGGGGTCTTCGATACGATCCTCCGCCCCGCACTAGCTGACCGCAAGGGAACCGCCCTATTCATCTCAACCCCCGAGGGACGGAACAGCTTCTACGACGTATACATGAACGGAGAGGCAGGCAAGAGCGGCTGGCAGTCGTGGCACCTGACCTCCGCCGACAACCCCCTACTAGACCCAGAAGAAATCGCGAACGCTAAAGAAACCATGCCGGGGTGGATGTTCCGGCAGGAGTTCGAGGCGTCCTTCGACGCGAAGGGCAGCGAGTTCTTCGACCCCGAGTCTTTCAGCTACTACGACGAGAAGCCCAAGACAATGCCGGGCGACTACTACATCGCCATCGACTTGGCGGGCTTTGAGTCGGACCGGGGGAACAAAAGCAAGCGACGCGACAACAGCGCCATGGCTGTGGTGTTCGTCAGCGACAGCGGCGTGTGGTGGGTCGAGGACCTGATCTACGGACGCTGGACGCCACAGGAGACGGCAGAGAAGATCTTCTGGGCGGTTGACAAGTACAGGCCCGTGGGCATCGGCATCGAGAAAGGGATGGCGCAGCAGGCGGTGATGGAGCCGCTACAGGACATCATGCGCCGTACGGCCCGCGTCTTCCGCATTGACCTACTCAGCCACGGCAACCAGAAGAAGCAGGACAGAATCCTGTGGGCGCTACAGGGTCGCTTCGAGCACGGCAAGATCAAGCTCAAGACAGGCGACTGGAACATCGCGTTCGTGGACGAGGCTTCGGCCTTCCCGTCGCAGCTAGTGCACGACGACTTACTGGACGCGCTGGCATACATCGACCAAATGGCTATCCTCCCCTACGGGATGGGCGGCGACATAGACGACGACTACGAGCCTATTGACGCCGTAGCTGGATACTGAGGACACTATGGACACTGACATTTTCCAAGACGACCACGACGGCTTCGGCACCGACGGCGATCTGGCCCAGTGGGTCATGGCCCATTGCAACGACTGGCGCGACCACTACGAGGCGAACTTCGCTCAGAAGCATGAAGAATATATGCGGCTGTACAGGAACCAGTGGAGCGCCGAGGACATGGAGCGCAAGACTGAGCGCAGCAAGCTCATCGCTCCTGCGCTGGCACAGGCCGTCGAGAGCAACGTCGCTGAGATCGAAGAAGCTACGTTCGGTCGTGGCAAGATCTTCGACATCAAAGACGACGTACGCGGTCAGGACCCCAAGCAGGTGGCCTACCTCCGCGAGAAGCTGCACGAAGACTTCGCCGTCACTCGCCTCCGCTCCTCCATCGCTGAGGTGCTGGTCAACGCTGCCGTATTCGGTACAGGCATTGGCGAGATCGTCATCGAGGAAAAGAAGGTATACACCCCCACTACACAGCCTATGCTTGACGGCATGGTTAACGAGATCGGCGTCAACGAAAGCTACCGTCCGGTGGTGAAGATGAATCCCATCCAGCCCAAGAACTTCTTGGTTGACCCCGCCGCTAGCTGCGTCGAGGAAGCCATCGGCTGCGCTGTGGACGAGTACGTCAGCCGCCACATCGTCGAGGAGCTTCAGGAGCAGGGGGTCTACCGTGACGACCAATATGTCGGGAATGCCGCCTCAGACGAAGAAATCGAATTTGACCCGGAAGTGGACACGGTTGCCAAGGATCGTGTACGACTCACCAAGTACTACGGCAAAGTACCCCGCGATCTCCTGCTTGCAGAAGACGTGGACGCAGACGACATCGCCGAACCCGGACACTACGTGGAGGCCATTGTCGTCGTCGCTAACGAAGGCGTTATCCTGAAGGCCATCCCCAACCCCTACATGTGCCAAGACCGCCCCATCGTGGCGTTCCAGTGGGACATCGTACCGGGCGTATTCTGGGGCCGTGGCGTATGCGAGAAGGGATACATGAGCCAGAAGGCGCTGGACGCGGAGCTTCGTGCCCGCATCGACGCCCTCGCCCTGACGACGCACCCCATGATGGCTGTCGATGCTACGCGCATCCCACGCGGTCACAAGCTGGAAGTGCGGCCCGGTCGTATGCTTATGACCAACGGCAACCCCGGCGAGGCTATCCAGCCGTTCAACTTCGGCCAGCTCAACGCCATCACCTTCCAGCAGGGAGCACAGCTTCAGGCTATGGTGAGTCAGGCGACGGGCGCTGCCGGTGCTGAGATGCAGGCCCCTGACCGTGCGACTGCCTCCGGCATGTCTCAGGCTACGGGCGCTATCGTCAAGCGGCAGAAGCGTACGCTGGTGAACTTCCAAGAGAACTTCCTGATCCCGTACGTGGAGAAGGCAGCCTATCGCTACATGCAGTTCGACCCTGACAACTACCCCGTGCAGGACTACACCTTCCAAGTGTTCTCCAGCCTCGGCGCTATGGCCCGAGAGTACGAGGTAGCGCAGCTCACTCAGATGCTTCAGGTCGTACCGCCGGACAGCCCGGCTCATGGTGCTATCATCAAGGGCGTCATTGACCACCTCAACGTCACCAACCGCGAGGAGATCATGGCAGCGATTGATGCGGCTAACCAGCCCAACCCGCAAGCCCAGCAGGCGCAGCAGCAACAGCAGCAGATGCAGATGGCCATTACCCAAGGTCAGGTGCAGCTCCTGAACTCGCAGGCCGCTGAGTCGCAGGCACGGGCACAGAAGTACAGCGTCGAGGCGCAGCTTGCCCCAACCGAAGTGACGCTCAAGTACAGCGACCAGAACAAAGACGGCGCGGTTGACGACGACTTCGAGAAGCGGGTGAAGATGGCCGAGCTTCTGCTGAAGGAGCAAGAGCTACAGCTCAAGCAAGACAAGGAGATGGAGGGAGCCAAGGCCAAGGCCGAGGGCGAACTCATACGACAACTAACGGAGGGAATGGGTGGACAATCTGACGATTCTGGCCCTGCTCCGGCAGCTCCAGCAGCAGGTCTCTGAAGTAAGCAAGGGGGCTGGTCCTACGGGACCGCAAGGCCCCCAAGGCCCCGCCGGGGAGCGCGGAGCGGACGGCATCCAAGGGCTACGTGGCCCAGCGGGTGAGTCTGGCTCCGACGGTCTTCAGGGGGCGCAAGGCCCGGCAGGAGAGGACGGTGAAGATGGGAGGGGCGTTGAGAGCGTCTCACAGGCCGCTGACGGCGATTTAATCTTCAAGATGACCGACGGTACTGAGGAAGTCGTAGAATTGCCGTACGGGCTTTCTACGGCCTCTGAGGGCGGTGCCACGGCCATTCAGCAGGTCAGGATATCGCCTGAAGACTTGGCTGGCGTAGATACAGGGTACGAGTTTACGGGCGGGTTTGTAGACAGATCAAGCACTCCCGTCCAGTACACGCAGTCACAGGCCACGGACAGGGAGTGGAGGCGGTTTGGACTCAGCGTGGCCAAGAACCAAGAGTTCGACCAGCCCTACTTCCCGGTAACGGACAGCAGATACGACAACACCAAGGGACTGTTCGGGGGTCTGTATATGCCCGAAGGCATCAGCAACCTAATCGACTTTTCCGACACGTCTTTCTCTGCAGCTAACACGATTGACGGGGTTAGGTTCAGCGCGGCTACTGGTAGCTTCGACCTCACAGAGTGTAAGGTGGGCGATCTTATTAAGGTCCGGATTGACTTCAACGTAACTCCGCAGGTTACGGACAGTAACTTGGAGGTAGGGCTTATCTTCGCCACACGAGACCCCAACGACGCTGTTACGTTCGTGTTTCCGCTCACGACTCAATCCGTCACCTACAGGACAGTGGGACGGGAGTTCCTAAACCGCGTGGAGGTTAGTGCTTACATCGCATCCGACGAGGATAGGAACGCACGGCTTCTTCCCGCGATAAGGTGCAACAACGAGATTCTAGTTCAGCCGTTAACAACTCTGATATCGGTGGTAAGATGACGATTGCAATAGCAAGAAACACGGCGGGCAACTGCGTTGAGTTCCGGGGCAGTTCCCTGCCTGTATACTATAACTTCGTACTAAGGGCGCAGTTAAATACCACAAACCCAGCACGAGTAGATATAATAAACGAGGCACGTTCCAACGAAAACGGCAACACGGAGTTTGAGTTCTTCGGGCTGGACTTCAACGACTACTCCCGAGACGACCTTACTCCGTTCGCCAGCGCTCAGGAGATGGTTGACTACTTCAACTTCAAGGCCAGAGTCATCGGCTTTACGACAGACGACGGCATCGACCTATCTGGTTTTGACTTGGACTTCCGCGTGGACGAGACGGAGACAACCGTCCTGATAAGCTTCGGGGAATACTTCCCGGTGAACGCGAACAAGGCCGTGGCAGACGATGACGGCACCATCCACATCTACACCCTGTCCTCCGGTACGCCTATAAACGGCATCGAGTCCGAGGCAGAACGCTACCGCAACATAGACCACACCCGTGTGTCGATTGACGGATCGCTCGTGGGCGGAGACATCAACAACGTAGTCAACGCACTTAACGCGCTTTTCTATCAGACGGGTTCGCCGGACGGACAACCCCCGGTCATAACGTCCCCGTCAACAATCGCACTGGCTGAAGGAGACGCACTTTCCTATACGCTGACGGCAGACAGGGCTGTGGAGTTCGAGTGGACCGGACTGCCTAGCGACATTGCAGTGTCTACGTTGAACAGGCGGAAGCTCGTGGGCGGCTCTCAGCTGACCGCAGGTACTTACAACTTTTCCGTCAAAGCCTTCAACTACTACGGCGAAGCGAGCCAGAGCATCACGCTGACGGTTACGTCGGTGATGACTCCGAACACGAGGTCCACAGAGTTCCAGAACAGGGACTACGCAGAGTCTGCGTCAGGGGCGCTAGGATCTATCTTCGGTAACTCGCTGTCGTCTCCTTGGAGCGTTCATCTCTGGTACAAGCAGTCCGCTGCATCGAACAACAACCAAACGATCTTCGCCTACGGTAAGTGGCAAGTCCGCGTACGAGGAAGCGACAACAGGATCGAGATGTACGCAGATGAATACCGAAATCGCACCAACACCAACGTAATCACGGATCAGGTGTGGACTCACTTGCTGGTTGTGTGGAACGGCAGCAACTTCGACCTGTGGGTAGACGGTGTGTCTCAGACCCTGACAAGCGGCGGCGACGACAAGGAATCTTCCGGCAGCAACGAGCGTTTCTACGTAGGCCGCAGCCGCAGGTCCGGAAACGACTACAACAGAGGGTCTCGCGTAGACGAACTCGCAGTGTTCGGGAGCGACCAAGGGACTAATGTCGCTACCCTGTACAACTCAGGCAGTACGTTTGATCTGTCTGGGCTGACGACGCCTCCTAACCACTGGTACAGGATGGGCGACGATGATGTGTTTCCTGTCGTTACGGACAACGAAGGGACAGCAGACCTAACGCTACGTAACATGACCGTAGCCAACTTCGTAACAGACGCGCCTAGCTAAGGCAGTAAGGATAAAGGAGAAAGATATGTGTAAACGATGTGGATGCGGTAAAGGCGGTAAGGGCTGCTCAAGCTGCAACAAAGGCAAGAAGCGTGGCTACTAAGAGCGGACCGGCAAAGGGAAAGGCCAAGGTCAAGCGCACAGCCAGCGGAAAGAAAGTCAGCTACGGACAGGCGGGGAAGGCCAAAGACGGCGGCCCCCGCGTACGTCCGGGCACAAGCAAGGGCGACAGCTACTGCGCCCGAAGCCTCGGAATCAAGAAGGGTCTGCCGAAGTCCAAGCAGAACGATCCCAACACCCCCAACAACCTCAGCCGCAAGCGGTGGAAATGTAAAGGAGCTAAGAGTACGAAATGAGCAATCAATTCATACTGATAAACTCAGTGGAGTCGGGGTCTTTGGAGGCTATAGCGGTGGACGACATCTACCGGATAACCCCACAGTTGGGAGGAGATACCGACGATGTCCGCATCTATCTGAACGTAGGACCCAATGCCGACGCCGTATACCGGACGGTTGCGGATATATCCCTGTTTGACTTCCTCACGAAGACTAGGCTAGGAGGATTCAGGAGGGCATGAACACATTTACTTTATGGCTCATCATTTGGATGACCAACGGCCAAGTGGCTGTAGTAGAATCCATGCAGTTCCAGCGGGAGCTGTCATGCAAGCAAGCGGCTGTCTACGCGGCTAACACCCCGATTGAGGGTGCCCGCAAGATAGACGCAGTATGTAAGAAAACCACGGACGTATAGCGACCTCAAGGAGACAATCGCAATGGTATCACAGAAAGCATTCGACGAACTGGCGGAGAACGCCACTAACTACATCCAGAAGTGCCTCGACCGCATCGTGGCCCTGGAGAAGCGAGTAGAAGCATTGGAGGCGAAGAAGACTGTCTCCCGCAAGCCGACGGAGGCTAGCTCGTGAGACGCATTTACGATGTGCGCTGCACGTCCTGCAACGAAATCACTGAAGCGTTCGGTAGGGAATCTGACGAATTCCGGTGTGGAGCCTGCGGTTCCCCTGCCAAGCGTATCGTGAGTCCTGTACGCTGCAAGCTCGAAGGCACCTCTGGGGACTTCCCCGGCGCTGCCATGAAGTGGGCGAAGCAGCATGAGAGGGCGGCACGTAAGGATAACCGCTAGCCAAGCGACCCTTACATTACTTTAATCTGATAACCCGAAAGGGCCGGAGTTCGATAATGGCAAAACTTATTGATGTTGAAAGCGGAGAAACTGTGGCAGAGTCCGCAGACTACGCTGATCTGACGGAAACCACCGAAGCTGAGGTCTCCCATGAGGAGGTAGCCCACGCTGAGGAAGTTGAAGCAGAACCCGCTGCGGTCGAAGAAGATGACCTCCCCGAGAAGTACCGGGGCAAGTCGTCGTCTGAGATAGCAAGGATGCACCAAGAGCTGGAGAAGCGGCTGGGCGAGCAATCGTCCGAGGTCGGTGAACTTCGCCGTGCTTTTGATGATATGGTGCGCAATAGCGTACAAACGCAGCAGGCCCCAACACCGGAAGTACCGGAGGTTGACGAGGTAGATTTCTTCGCCGACCCTAAAGCGGCAGTGGCAGCAGCCATTGCTAACCATCCTGCCTTGCAGCAGACGCAAGCAGTTGCAGCCGAACTGGCCCGCAACAGCAGCTTGCAGAAGCTACAGGCGGCTCATCCTGACATGAAGGAAGTGCTCGGCTCCGACGACTTTAAGACGTGGGTAGGCAAGAGTCAGTTCCGTCAGGGCCTCTACCAGCAAGCCGATACAGGCTACGACTTCGCCGCTGCCGACGAACTGCTCACGCTGTTCAAGGAAGCTAAGGGAGTCGCGAAGCAGGTGGAGCAGGTGGAGAAGGTGGCTAAGAAAGCAGCCGTCAAGAAAGCCTCCACAGGAACGTCACGGTCGAACCCCGAAGGACAAGTGTCCCGCAAGGTGTATCGTCGCCGCGACATCATCGAACTAATGAACAAGGACCCTAAGCGATACGAAGCACTCTCGGGAGAGATAATGAAAGCGTACGCTGAAGGCCGCGTTAAATGATTAAGGAAATGTAACAATGGCATCTTTTGCACCTACACCCGCAGTAAACAACACTCGGGAAGCAACCTTCATCCCAGAGATCTGGAGCGACGAGATCATCGCTGCTTACGAGAAGTCTCTGGTAGTTAAGCCCCACGTCCGCGCCATGTCTATGGTCGGCAAGAAAGGCGACACCATCAACATCCCTAAGCCTGTTCGTGGCTCTGCCTCTGCTAAGGTTACGGAAGACACTGTAACCCTGATCGCTGGCACTTCTGGCAACCTCGCCATCGCCATCGACCAGCACTTCGAGTACAGCCGTTTGATCGAAGACATCACCGACGTTCAAGCTCTGAACTCTATGCGTCAGTTCTACACCAGCGACGCTGGCTACGCTCTGGCCAAGCAGGTTGACGACGCTCTGATCGCCGAAGCTGCTAACTTCACTGCACAGCTTGAGTGTGGCGCTTCTGGCACCGCTGCTTCTGCTGGTACGGCTGTTGCGTTCAACGACGCTTCTTTCCGTGACGCAGTTCAGGTTCTGGATGACAACGATGTTCCTATGGACAGCCGTGTATTCGTTATCCCGCCTGCTGTTAAGAACGCCATGACCGGCATCAGCAACTACATCTCAACTGACTTCGTAACTGGCAAGCCCATCGAGTCAGGCAAGATCGGCAGCCTGTACGGTGTTGACGTTGTTGTTTCTACCACCCTCCCCACCGAGAACACGGACGAGAAAGGCGCTCTGCTTATGCACAAAGACGCCATCGTCTTCGTTGAGCAGGTTGGTGTTCGTACGCAGACTCAGTACAAGCAAGAGTACCTTGCTGACCTGATGACTGCTGACACCCTGTACGGAACCGAGACCTACCGTCCCGAGTCCGGCGTCAAGCTGTTCTGCTTGGTGTAAGCTAAACCCGAGGGAAAGGCGCGAGCCGAGTACCTCACTCTTTTCGATAGTCCATTGCCCCCCAGTGGGCTACCCAAAAGACAACCGGAGACTTCCATGAGCATCACGTACACTCCAACCACTAACTTCGGCGCTAAAGACTCTCTCCCGGCCAACGACCCGGCGAAGGTGATTAAGGGTGCCGAGTTTACCACAGAGTTCACAGCTATCCAGAGTGCCTTCGCGCTGGCAGCTCCTGCGTCCAACCCTACGTT